CTCTGCCGGGCACTCCTGTTCACGGGCCGCGAAGGGCAGCACGACAAGCAGTTCGACGTCCGTGTGCTGGCCCGGACGCTGAAGGAGTCCGTCCAAGAGACGGGCGAGTACGATTGGGAGCTCGCGGTCGGCCGCTCGATCAAACCGTCCTGAGGATTCCACATGGCTACGTCCACCAGTCCGCCCCGAGAGCCCTCGGCGTACCGACCGACGAACCACTTCGGCGAACGGTTCAACGACAGGTACGACGACGACCGCCCACCGCGGCACCTGGACGGCGATATCGTCTCGGGCTGCATCGAGGACGGCGCCGCAACGTCGCAGGGCGGCGGGATCGTCTGGTTTCGAGAGACCTTCGCCGGCGCCACGTACCGGCTGGTCGTCAACGTCGACGAGGGCACGGTGCTCACGGGCTACCCGATCTCGATCAACACGGTCGCCGCCCGAAACTCGGGTCGGTGGACGTCGGACCAGATCGAGGACATCCGGAAGTTCATCGCGACGGATCCACGGAGTGACTGACCATGGCCAGACACGACTACGACCTTCCAGCAGACTACGAGCAACGAATCGAAGACGGGACGATGAGCGAGTGGTACACGCAGGAGCGAACCAAGCGGCAGGCTCTCCAGCAGGACACGAACTTCGAGGAGGAGTTCCTCGGGCTTCGTGACAAACTGGAGCGGCTCATCGAGGCCGCCAGCGAGACCGTCGAGATTCGCCGGTGACGATACTCCCGATGACCCACTGAGCGGTAGGCGAGGGACGGCCGACGCTGGCCGCGATATCGGCACACGAGCGGCTGCATCTCGGGACACCCACCGACGTCGATCGTGTGAACTCAGCATCCTCCGCTTCAGCATCAAGTCACGCAGCCGCATCTGTCGCCACTGGTAGGCGTCGCGATGCTCTATGGGCCTCGGGTAACGAGGTACGGGCCGCTCCGGCGTGTCGGGGTTCGATTCCCCGACGGCGACGTTCAGGGACGCTTATGAATGAATCTGAGAAAACGCGCCAAGGCCGTTGCAGGCCTGCTGGCAGTAATCGTGCTGTTGGGGCTGATCGCCGCCGACACTGTGGACGCGTCGGTCACGCTGACGCTCGAAGACAAGATCCTGCTGCTATCGCTCATCGCCAGCCTACTCGGTCTGGACAAACTGGCCGACGCCCTTCCGCTACCCGGAGTGGTGCAGCCGTCGGAGGACAGCGATGATTCCGAGTAGCGAGCTCGTCGATACGCTCGGCCTGGTTGCAGGCTCGATTTGGGTGCTGGCAGCGCTGTACTTCCAGATGATACGGCCAGAGCAGATCGACTTTCAGTACACCATCGGGCTGTTCCTGGTCGGCGCCAGCATCATCATGGGCTCGAGCGCGATTGCGCTGTCGACTCGGCCACAGCTGGTCCAGGCGTTGGGGCTGGTCGCCAACGCGGTCTTCCTCGGCCTCGGCGTCGCCGTCTGGTACTGGTTCGACACTCACGACATGCGTCCAGAGACCCCGACCTAACGACTGATGACGGTGTTCCGCCGCCGGTCCGACGGCTTGCCGCCCCCCGCCGGACCGACGCCGGTTCGTCCCATCCTGCAGCTCACCTGAGCATCGTACTGCCAGACACCCTCCCCACTACCCACATCAACTATGAGCAAGAAGACTCGCGGAGCCCGTGACGCCGTCATGGGCCTGATGATCGCACTCGCATCGTTCGCATACCAGCAGTTCGTGAATGGCAACACCGAGGTCGCGGCCGTAACGGCGGTCGTCGTCGTCCTCCTGTTCGGTGTCTTCCGCGAAGCCGACGCTCGGACCATCGAGTACTTCGCCGGTCCCGACGCTGAGGAACTGAAGCCGCTGCTCCGTCGCCTCGGCCGGTGGCTCCGGCGCATCATCGTCCGGTACAGAGCCAGATGACTGACAGAGGCTACGATGGCGCACTCATCGAAGGGCTATCTGCCGGCGGCCCTGCCCTTCTCTACTTCTTTGCAGACATGCCGTTCGACGCCGTCGTGGTCTGGTACTTCGGAGTAATCGTTCTGATGCTACACTCGATTGCACGGCACGCTGAAGATATCCAAGAGGAAACCAACTCATGACCGACGACATCGACGAGGACGACGTCCGCGCAGCGCTGTCCGCGGTCGAACAGGAAGCAGGCGAACACGGCGGGGACTACCGCGCCTGGATGCGTAACGCTCGGTCCATCCTGGAGTCGGAACTGCTCGGATGAGCCGCAAGACTGTCACACTCCCCAAGGACGTCTTCGACCGACTCGATGGCCTCAAACACGACGACGAGTCGTGGCCTGAGTTCGGTGAGCGCGTCGCTGACGTCCTCGAAGCGCAAGACGGCGACGTGAACACGGAAACGAACACGGTGGTGGTCGAGAACGTCGAAGAAATCGCTCGCGCTTCTGCTGGTGAAGTCGAGAACCGCATGACGAGACGCTGAACACGGTGTGAACACATATGGGATACAAAACTGAGTGCGAGAACTGTGGCGACCTCGTCGACGAGCCGTTCCTGATGGGGTAGTTCCACGAGGACGAGTTCCTCTCGAACGAGCTCGGGGACCGGCTGAAGGAAGCCGGCTACGACCTCACCGACACCATCACGTTCTGCGACGAGTGCACGTTCAAGATACTCGTTCGAGACTGACATGACCGAAGACCAGGACGACCGGGACGCTCGGGAGCAAGCTCGACGCGAGTACTGGAAGCGTCGGTCGGCGAAGGGCTGGCGCTGCCCGAGCTGCCGTCGCTCCCGCAGCGAGGTCGACCGTGTCGACGTTCACCACCGCGACGGGAACCCGAACAACAACGACCCCGACAACCTGGTCGCGCTCTGCCGGCGCTGTCACCTCTCCGGTCGCCACGACCGCGACGTCGACCAGGAGGCCCTCGCCCCGCCACAACCCCGCTACACATCCCCGCCGTCGCCGCGGAACCTCGGTCCCGGCCCGTGAACATCCTGATGACGCTTTTGATACGCCGAACAACCCCATGACCAACAACATCCACCCGGATGCACCGACCGATAGCGACGGCCACCCGGTCCATCCCGAGAAGGGTCACCGCATCTGTGGCCGGGGGAAGTCCGACCGGACCACGCCGACCGACCACGGTCGGGAGCGAGACGATATCCCGTTCTGCACACTCACCGCCGGGTGGGGCGTCGACGGGAAGGACACCGGCGCTTGCGACCACCACGGTGGCTCAGGTGGCGCTCCACCCGGCGAGGACAACGGGAACTACAAGCACGGTGCCTACTCGGAGCACTTCCAGTCCGACCTCTCCGACCGAGAGCAGGAAGCGTACGACGACCTCGTCAAGGCTTTCGATGACCAGGAGCGAGCGAAGCAGGTCGTCGACGAGCTGACCGCCGAGGCCCTCCTGAAGTACAAGCGCTCGGGGGACCACCGCTTCCTCCGCGAAGCCCGACAGCTCATGTCCGAGTTCAACATCGCTGACGCGACCGACCACCTGGACGTCGACGGCGTCGATGGGATGCTGATGAAGGACCTCCGGGAGGCTCACGATGAGTAGCTCGGCCGATGGAGGGCAGCGGACAGTGCGGCCGCGGCGGCCGAGTCACTACGCCGAGCGAGCAAAGGCCGGCGACGAGACCTGGCTCGAGGACTGTGTCCAAGAAATCGTCGGGCTTCAGGTGTCCGACGCGCAGCGAACCATCTGCCGATCGGTCGCCGGGCAGAAGAAAACGATTGTGCAGACCGCGAACGGCCTCGGGAAATCCTACATTCTGGCAGCTATCGTCAACGCATGGCTGTACGCGCTCTACCCGGCGACGGTCCTGACGACGTCCGGGACCGAGAAGAAGATGAAGCGGACGTTCTGCAAGCCGGTCGAGAACCTCCACGACTCCGCGCTTGACGGCGCCGGCCTCCCCGGCGACTACAAGCACCGGCCCGAGCGCATCGACTTTCCTGACGACCCCGAGCACTGGTTCGAGGCAACGTCTCCACAAGACGCCGGCGAACTCGAAGGGGTCCACTCGAAGTATCATCTTTCCATCATCGAGGAGGCCGACAAGGACGACGTCGATGCGAAGACGCTGGACTCGATGGACTCGCTCGTGACTGACGAGCGCGACCGGATGATCGTCATCGCCAACCCGCCAGAAGACGAGACGAACATCGTCGCTGACCTGCTTGACAAGCCGACCTGGAACGAGGTCACCTTCTCGTCGTTCGCATCGCACAACGTCCAGGTCGAACTCGGCGAAGTCGACGGCGAGCAGATCGACGGCCTCGCCACGCTCTGGAAGATCAAGGAGGACTGGCAGGAGTTCAACGAGGAGCCGTGGCCTGGCGTCGACGAGGCGCTGCGGATGTCCGACCCCGATTCACCGGAGTTCCGGAAGGACCTCGACAAGCGGTGGTACCGACGCCGCGCCGGCGTGATCCCGCCGGAGGGGGCAAGCGCTCACCGCCCCATCGAGAAGGACGCCGTCGACGCGGCGTGGGAGCGGGAGACGACGTCCACCCGAGTCACCCCCCACGGGACCGGTATCGACGTCGCACGGAGTGGCGACAACACCGTCGTCGTCTCCGCCCACGCGAATCAGCTGAAGGTGCACTACTCGGAGACTGGCACTGACCACCCCACGCAAGAAGCCCGGATTCGCCGTGGGACCGACTCGTTCCCCGGCCTCGACGAGTGGCCGGATCACCCGGTGGCTATCGACGCCGTCGGCGAGGGCTCCGGGCTGGCAGACGATATCGTCCAGGCCTACCCCAAGGCGTCCCGGTTCGATGCAGGTGCCACTGCCAACGAGGAGCAGGAGTACAAGGACTGCTGGACCGAGGGACTGGCTGTCCTCGGCCAGTGGATCGAGAACGGGGGCGTCATCAACGACCGGAAGCTCCGTGAAGAGCTCCTGGTCGCCGCCCGCGTCGTGGAGTACGAGGAGAACTTCTACGCCAGCCGTGGGACGGAGGTTCTCAAGGCCTCGCCGAAAGCCGTGATCAAGGAGGTCCTCGGCCGATCGCCTGACCACCTCGACGGTGCGCTGATGGCAGTGTTCGCCAGCGAGGGCAAGCGAGCGGGCTCGAAGGCATCCGGAACCGGAGTTTGGGGGACATAACACATGAGCGACAACACTACCGACGACGAGGCGTACGAGCTGACAGCTGAAGACCTGGCCGGCATCCAGCTCCGCACGATGCTCGCCGATAGCCTCGGCAAGCAGTACGGCGGTGACCGTGACCTGTACGACGCCTTCGGCTGGATCAAAGACCCGGACATCGAGGACTTCTATGCGATGTACCTCCGGAACCCGTACGGGCGGGCCGTGGTCGACATGCCGGCAGCGACCACGTGGCGGGACGGCCCCGATCTCTCCGATGAGGAAGCGAGCGGTGCCGACGAGTCCACGGAGTTCGAGGACGACGTCGCGACGTTCGTCGAGGAGCAGCGCGCATGGCACTACTGCAAGCGCGCCGACAAGCTGGCTGGCATCGGCGAGTTCGGCCTCCTGGTCATCGGCTTCGCTGACGGGAAGGACCTCGTTCAACCCGTCGACGAGGCAAAGCTCGACGGCGACCCGGAGAAGGACGTCGACTGGCTACGGCCGTTCAGTCAGAAGAGCGTGGACACACTCCGGACCGGCGACGCCACGTCCGGTCGGTGGGGTGAACCGATCTACTACAAGCTCGACCTCGGCGACGAGGACGACCAAACCGCCGAGGCCAGCACACAGGTGTTGGTCCACCACTCTCGTGTTGTCCACATCGCCGAGAACCTGCTCGATGACGAGGTTCGAGGAACGCCCCGGCAAGAACCAGTCCTGAACCCACTGTTCGATATCGAGAAGACGATGGGGGCAGCTGCGGAGATGGCCTACCGCGGCGCCGACTACGGCCTGGCGGTGAACGTCGACAAGGACTACGACCTCCAGGACGGCGGCGAGAAAATGGAGAAGGAGATGCAGAACTTCATCCACGGGTTCTCGAAGACGTTGCAGCTGGAGGCCGCCGACGTCGAGCAGATCGGTGGCAACGATATCGACCCGACGCCCATCATCAACCCGGAGATCGAAGCACTCTCGGCCTACACCGGCATCCCGCAGTCAGTCCTGAAAGGGAACGAGACTGGTGAGCGAGCGACGAGCGAGGACCTCAAGGAGTGGTACGGGAAGATCACCGAGCGCCGGACGCAGTTCGCTGGTCCGACCATCGTCCGAGAGCTCATCGACCGACTACGCAAGTTCGACGTCGTCGCAGACCCGTCGGGCGACGGCTACGAACTCGACTGGCCGGCGCTTGCCGAACAGTCCGAGCTGGACGAGTCCGAAGTGATGGTCAACCGCGCACAGATCATCAAGTTCGTCCAGTCGATGCTGGCCGAGTACGGGACTGCTGAGGTGACGGAGTTCATCGAAGACGGCGAGTTCCCCGAGGTCGAGGCGGCCGGCGCTGTTCCCGAGCTCGACGAAGACGACGAGGAGGTCGAGGCGTACTTCCAGGAGCGCGTCGCCGAGTCGTCGGGGACCCCGGCGGGAGCTGATGATTGATGTCTGCGTGCGGCCACGATCACCACGAACTGGTCGCCAACGAGAAGCAGGACCTCACGAAGACGACGACGCTGCACCGTCGGGAGTTCGCACCGGCAGTCCGCAAGCGCTTCCGCCTCCTGAAGGGGCTGATACGGAAGACAGTCGGTTACACGTACGACGCACTCCGGCTCACCGCAGCGGAACCAAAGCGCCAGTTCGTGTTCGAGACTCGGGCCGAAGCAGTCGACCAGTTCCAGCAGTGGCTGAGGTCGTCATCCTGACGTCGGACCCGTGCACGGTCTGCGAGGCGCTCGCTGCGGGCGGGCCGTACCCGGTGGATGAGGCGGCGTCGCTGATACCTGGTCGGACGCACCCGAACTGCGTCTGCACCATCGCACCGAACGTGTGAACACAGGCCGATGACCGTGGCGACGGCGCTCTCGTGAGCGTTCGAGCGCGAGGCCCTGGACTTCTGTTGCAACGATGACTGACGACAACGACATTCGCGTCCCTGTCCGGTACTTCAACCTCCAGGCGGGGACCAACGACGACTTCGATCCAGACGACGGTCCGTGGACGTTCAACGGCATCGCCGTCGGCATCGGAGACATCCTCCACATGGAGGACGGGACGCCCGTCCTCATGACCGAGGAGGAGCTCCGGAGGGCAGCGGCCACACAGGCCGGCGAGCCTGTGACGGCCGACCATCCCACCGACGAGTCGACTGGCCGACCGAAGTACCCGCCTGACACGGACGAGACCTTCGGCAAGGTGCCGAAGGCCGACTTCATCGAGGGCAAGGGCGTCGGCTACGAGATGACGGTCCACGACGAGGAGCTGGCACGCGGGCTGTACGCCGGCTCCTACGAGGTGTCGGTGCACCCTCGCTTCGGCGCTGAAGAGCGCGACCCTGCAACGGGCGCCCTCATCGCCGAGAACATCGAGTTCCTCGACCTCTCGGTCGTCTCGAAGGGCGACTCACCGTCGAACACGGTGAATTGGGGGGCATCGCAGGAGCTCGCTGCGTGGGCTCACGACAACGACATCTCGTCGGAGCTGACGGCGGGCGATGACGACGTCGATCTCGACATCGACGACGACAGCGCGAAGACGCTTCTTTCGAAGGCGGCCTCGATGGTCGGCCTCGATCTGGATCGATTCACAGTACAGGCAGACGACGAACCGGCGGAATCCGGCTCGGACTCAACCACAGACATGGACAACGGAAAGATCGAAACGCTCGTCGACGAGCACGATTTCAACGAAGAGTCTCTGGAGGCGATGGAGGAAGACGACCTCGACCGACTCCACGAGAGCCTCGTCGACGGCGACGGCAAGCAGCAGAACCAGGGCGGGAACAACGACGACAGCAACACGGTCGAGGTCGACCTCGGTGACCACGACTCGTTCGACGACTACATCGACAGCCGTGTCGAGGACCA